GGTTTGGCTGGCGCACAAAAGGCGTTCCGCTATTCAAGTCAATCTATTAAGGCTTTTGCCGAGGATGATTTAGCAGCTCAAAAATTAACAAAGACTGTTGATAACTTAGGTTTATCCTATGAAGCAACTAACGTTGAAAACTTTATTGCAGGATTAGAGAAAACTTTTCACGTCGCTGATGATTTATTGCGACCTGCTTTTAGCAAGTTAATTTCTACAACCCAATCATATACTAAAGCAAAAGAATTGATGAATCTCGCTTTGAACGCATCAGTCGGTGCTGGTGTATCTTTAGATTCAACAGTAAACGATTTGACACAAGCCTACGTTGGCAATACGCGAGGACTAAATAAATATAAGTTAGGTTTAACTAAAGCGGAATTAGCAGCCAAATCTTTTGATGAATTACAACAAATTATTACAAAACGTTTTGCTGGACAGGCTTCACAAGCGGCTGATACTTACGCATTTAAGTTAAACGCTTTAACTATTGCTTCCGATAATGCAAAAGAAACAATAGGGCGCGGCATAACTGATGCCCTTATTGATGCGTTTGGCAATGGCTCACTAGATCAAGCAGTAGCAAACATGGAAGCATTTGCCAATTTTGCTGCTGACGCTGCTAGGAGTTTTGGAACAATTGCTAAATACAGCGGTTTAGGTTTGTTAATCACAGGCTTTAATGCATTGAAAAATAAACGAAACGAATTAGCAACAAAAGATAGAGTCTTTGATCCACGCACAGGCAACATGCCAGATATGTCGATTGCTGCGCTTAAAATTATTGCTTTGCGTAAAAAGGCTGATGCTGATGCTATTAAACGCCAAAAAGAATTAGCCAAACTTGCTACGGCATCTGCTAGAGCAGAAAAAGAAAGACTAAGATTACTCAAACTCAGAAAAGTTTTAGAAGGCGCTAGCAAAGTATTTGACATTGATTTAATTCAAAATCTTGCGGCCCTACAAGGCAAGTTAACTGACGATGAAATTTTACGTTTACGTACTCAACAGGCTATTCTTATGGACAATGCTGATCTTGCAGCTAAATTAAGTCAACAGTTATTAACCGCACAAATTGACGCGACAATACTTGCAGGTAAGAGTCCGTTTGATGCGTGGACTCAAGGCGCAATTCTAGCACTTGAGGCAATGATAAAAATGCGCGAGGAAATAGCAAAGTTAAGTGTGCCTATTTTAACGCCAGGCCAAATACTCTTAGCCAATGATTATATTGATGTATTAAAAGATGCAAACGATACTTCATTTACAGATAACACTAACGCTGTCAATGACTTTTTGTCAGGACTATCAAATATACCAAAAGGCGTTACTTCAGGACAAGTTTACCTTCCACCTAATTTTGCTGGCTTTGGCCCAACAAACGCTCAAATTTCAAACGTAGTAATTTCTATTGATCCTTCAGCTGCTCAATACGGCATAGGCGTAGCCTCAGTCAATAACTCAGCCAATGGCAATAAGAACAATTACAGCACTATCCAGAGTTTTGCCGGTGGGCTTGGTTTATAGTGGCCACACCCACATTAGTTGTTGTATTTGACTTTACATCTGGTGCAACATTTGGCTACCCATTTATTATTGGGCAAGGCATTTTGGGCACAAATACTTTGGCCGATGCTGCCGCTGATACTGTGGACATTTCAAACCAAGTTAGCAAAGTTACAATTAGACGTGGCTACAACTTATTGCAAGAACAGTTTCAGGCTGGCACAGCCACAGTAAGAATTATAGATCAGAACGGCGATTGGAATCCAACTAATGTTGCATCTCCTTATTACGGCAAGTTAGTTCCATTGCGTAAGGTGCGTATATCCGCAGATGGTTACTTCCTATTCTCAGGCTACACAGTTGCCTACAACTACACATGGGATAAAGAACAGAACATCGGTTTTGTAGATATTGATCTTTCAGATGCTTTCCGTCTGTTCAATATGTCTAACATAACGGCAGTTACAGGCGCAACAGCTGGCCAGACCACAGGCACAAGAATCACAGCCATCCTTGACACAATCGGTTTCCCATCATCTATGCGCACTATTGCCGCCGGTGCCACCACAGTTCAAGCTGATCCCGGCACTTCTCGCACATCACTTCAGGCTATTCAAAACATGGAATTCTCAGAGCAAGGTGCGTTCTTTATTGCACCATCTGGTAACGCTGAGTTTCTAAGCCGTCTGGCTATTGAACAGAAGTCTGGAGTCAATCCCACATTCTTTTCGAATGACGGCACGTGCATCTCATATCGAAATATAGTAACTGCGCTGGATGATAAATTGATAATTAACACAACCAGCATCACACGCGCATCTGGTGGCATAGCCCAGACTGCAAGCAACACGGCCAGTCAGATTAAATATTTCCCACACTCTTACACGGCCACAGACTTGCTAGTGCAGACAGATGCTCAGGCCTTAGATATTGCCCTTGCCTATACCGCGACGCGAGCTGAAACAACCCTGCGCGTGGACTCACTTACTCTTGATCTAAATACTGCTAGTTATTCTGCTGGCATTACAGCAGCACTTTCCTTAGATTTCTTTGACACCATTCGTGTTAAAAACGTGGGTCAAGATGGCACAGTTATAGACAAAACGTTGCAATGTATGGGAGTAACACACGACATCACTCCCGGCACTTGGAATACAACCTTTGTAACTAGTGAGCCAATCATCGACAGTTTCATCATCGGCAGTTCTTTATACGGTATAATCGGCACGTCAGTAATGACATATTAAGGAGTAAGAAATGGCAACAGGATTTCCAGCAATAACAGGCGATGTTCTCTCAGCTGCAATGTTTAACGGCCTTGTGGCCTTCACAGTTGATGCAGACTCAACAGCGGCTACTTATACAGCTGTTTTAGATGACGCTTATCAGGTTCTAGTGCCTATTAACAGCGCAACCGCAACTGCATTTAAGATACCTACTAACGCTTCAGTAGCGTTTCCAGTAGGCACAGCCATTACAGTATTAAATAAAGGTGCTGGACTTTGCACGATCAGCGCGACTACCTCAGGCACAACCACAGTTCTATCAGCAGGCGCAGTAGCCGCATCCCCTACCCTTGCACAATACAAAACCGCTGCTTGCATTAAAACTGCAACAGATGTCTGGTATGTAGTTGGTGCTATCGGATAATGATAGGCAACGCAATAGCAGGATTTCTTGGTTTATCAGTTCCAGCAACTTTTAGTGTTGAGTATTTAGTTGTTGCAGGCGGTGGTGGTGGTAACAATGGTCGTTCAGGCGGTGGTGCGGGTGGATACCGCACAAACACTTTAACAACTATTGCAAAAAGCACCAATTACACTTGCACAGTTGGTGCGGGCGGCGCGGGCGGCGCACAAAATCCTTCAAGTTATTTATCAGGCGTTAAAGGTTCAAACTCAGTATTCTCTACAATAACTTCAACAGGTGGTGGTAATGGTGTTGCCGCCGCGGCTGGGGCAACAGGTGGTTCAGGCGGTGGTGGGCAAAGTGGAAACGCGGGCGGCGCGGGCAATGAAGGTGGATATTCTCCAGTAGAAGGTTTTGCAGGCGGTTCAGCAAGCCTTTCTGCTTCGTATTTTGGTGGTGGCGGCGGTGGTGGTGCATCAGCAGTTGGTAATAATGGTTCAGGTTCAGGTGGCGGCGCGGGCGGCGCAGGTTCTAGTTCATCAATTACTGGTTCAGCAGTAACTCGTGGCGGTGGTGGCGGTGGTTCTGGATATAATGGTGGTAGTGGCGGTGGTGGTGCAGCAGGCGGCGCAGGTGGCGGCGGCGCAGGAGCGGCTAGTGCTTCAGTCGCTGGCACAAGCGGAACTGTTAATACTGGCGGCGGTGGTGGTGGTGGTTCTACATCCGATACAAACATTTCAGGTGGCGGTGCAGGCGGTTCAGGTATTGTAATCCTTCGCTATCTAACTTCTGCTGGCACAATAACAATTGGTGCAGGTTTAACAGGATCAACAGCAACAGATGGTTCTTACAAAGTAACAACCCTAACTGCTGGCACAGGAAATGTGAGTTGGGCATAATGGCACATTACGCATTTATTACAGATGGCATAGTAACTGAAGTCATTACAGGAATTGACGAAACAGAATTGATTGAAGGTTTAGATACGGAAACTTGGTATGGCAACTTTCGTAGTCAAACCTGCAAACGCACTTCATATAACAACAAAATTCGTGGAACTTTTGCGGGCATAGGCAGCCTTTATTTAGAGGATTTAGATATTTTTACAATGCCTCAATGCCACGATGAAGCAATTTTAGATGAATCAAATGGAACGTGGATTTGTAACAATACAGACCACGAACGCAAACCGTGAAACCACGCCTAAGTAAAAGCGTAATCCAGCTGCGTGAGCAAATAGATGACACATATCCGAACCGTGACCGTAGAACTGACGGCACTATCGGCGATGCTAAACACGACAGTAAATCAGATCATACGCCTGATGCTGCTGGGTGGGTTCGTGCCCTTGACATTGACGCAGACCTCACAAACCACAAATCTGAAAGTATCTACTTGGCAAATCAGATTCGTGCATTTGCAAAGTCTGACCCTGCTAAACGCATTAGTTACGTCATACATAACCACAAGATTGCCAGCCGTATCCTTAACTGGAAGTGGCGTAAATACTCAGGCATCAACCCGCATACCAGCCACATCCACATCTCCTTCAATAAAGGCAAGGCTGACAATGATGGTTCTTTTTTTGAAATATCTATGTTAGGGAGTAAGCAATGAAACATCCTATGTTCCTTATGTCTGGTGCGTTCTTAGCAGCTTGGGCTGCAAGTAACTTCTCACTTGATTATCGCGCAGTTCTTTGGGCTATTCTTGCCGGAGTCTTTGGATATGCGACACCTAAGAAATGACAATCTCTAGCGCAAACTACACAATAACAACCACACGTTCAGTAGTGGTAGCAGATGACCAAGCTGCTGAGGAAGTGCATTTCCACTCATCATCAGGCACGTTATATCTTGGCGGTGCTGATTTAACTGTTGCTAATGGTTACCGCATGGACAGCGGCGATAAGGTTGTAATCCAGAACCACGGCAA